AACGGGCATGAAACGGCTCTATCGGGGCATTTTGCGGCTGATTACGCGCAAACAGGACCGCGCGCGGATGATCCGGCTCAGAAACGAGTGGATTCCGATGGACCCGCGCTCCTGGAACGCCGATATGGACGTGACGGTGAACGTGGCGGTCGGCGCGGGCACCAATGAGGAGCGTTTGGCGTTCCTGGGGCTGATCGCGGCCAAGCAGGAGCAGGTGATGCAGGTCGCGGGCCCCGAAAACCCGCTGGTGAATGCCCAAAACCTGTTCAACACCTACGCCAAGATGCTGGAACTCGGCGGGCAGCGGGAGCCGACGATCTTTTTCACCGATCCGAGCACCTGGCAACCGCCTCCGCCGAAGCCCGACCCGGCTGAAATGCTCGCGCAGATCGAAATGGAGAAGAATCGCGCCACCATGGCGATCGATTCGGAGAAGGTGCGCCTCGATCGGGAGAAGTTCGTCGAGGAGGCCGATTTCAAGCGCGACGAGCTCGACGCCAAGATCATGCTCGATGTCAAGAAGATGGAGCTGGATCACGACACGGCCATCGACACGGCGAAACTCGGCGTGAAGGTGGACCGGGATCGTATCTCGATGTCGGCTATCGCGGATTCGGTGTCGACGGTGATGGAGCCGGCCATGGAGAAAATGGCCGAAGCGACCAAGGCGGCGCTCGCCAAGTCGCAGAACATCACCGTGACGTTCCCGAAGCGTAAGCGCATCCCGATCAAGGACAAGGACGGCAACATTACCGAAGTTGTCGAACAGGACGCATAAATGGCGATTTATTCCCTTTCGATCAATACGACGGTCGTCACTACGACGGTCCCCTCGTGGGACTGCAAGGCCGCCGCGACCAACGAGCCGGCGATTATGGAGGTCGGCGCCATCAACGGCGCGGCCACGGCCTGCACGTACGGCTACGGGCGTTCGGCCAATACACCGACCCAGACCGGCACGGTGCTGTTACAGGCCGAGGACGAGGGCCGTACCGCCGCTCTGACGGCCTGTGCCGTGACCTGGTCCACGGCGCCGACCGTACCGGCGCAGTTCTTCCGCCGCGCGTTCCTGCCCGCCACCATCGGCTCGGGCATTGTGTTCACCTTCCCGCGCGGGATCGTGCTCGCAGCGGGCGCGTCCTCGTTTACGCAGTGGAACGTCGCTGCCTCGAGCGCGCTGGTGTCAGTGCATGTCGTGGCTGACGAATGACGACTCGCAATCCCGATGATCTGCACGGCGATACGGTCGTGGCAACCATCGAGATCAAGATGCGCCGCAGCGGCGCGATGAGTGTAGCGGGTTCGATCACGGACGAAATCTACGCCCGCTATCTGCTCGACACCGCTCGCGACACGCTCACGAACTATCACATTCAGCGCCGGCTCGGTAAGCGCAGTCCGCTGATCGTGCCGGCACACGACACCGCGCTCGTCGGCACGCCCGAGGAGCAGAAGCTGCTCGCGGCGCGTGACGAACTCGCGAATGTGATGTGAGATGCCCGGCCAGATCCGTGCCGTCCCCGGCACGAATACGCTCTATGCGCTGTTCCAGGCGACGCTGTTCTCGCCCGACAATACTTCGCTCTGGACGCCGCGCTGGCCGAACGGGGCGCGTGGTCCGACCACGCGCCCGTTTTCCTGGACGCATCAAGGCGGGCGCTGGCCGGCGCGGTCGGGGTTCATGCCCGCGTCCATCCTGTACTCAGGGGACGCGGAGCCCTGGTATGCCGGCAATCAGGGCTGCCCCTCAAGGAAATTCATCATCGGGCGATGTCTCGATTCGGTGAGTGCTCCCGTGGCGGGCGCGATCGTGCAGGGCTTCGAGACGCCGACCGACGCCTATATCGGCGAGGTGACGGCCGGGGCGGATGGGAACTATGAGTTGTCCGTACCGAGCCCCGCCGTACAGCACTACCTGGTGGCCTATCGCGCGGGGCCGGACATTGCCGGGACGACCGTAAACACGCTGACGGGCACGAACCGCGACGGAACCTAGCGGCTTCCGCTGGAGAGGGTCGCAATGCCCACCAACATTTATCTAAGGCAGGGCGCCACCCCTGCGCAGGACATCGTCCTTCGCGACACTACCGTCGACGACGTGCTGGGGCAGGGCGGGGACCCGGGCCCGCTGCCGAGCATCGGCCTGGTCCTGGGCGCGGCCAATGCCTACAGCCTGACGGCGGATCAGGGCAGCTACGTCCTGACCGGACAAGCGCAGGCGTTACGCGCCGGCCGTGAGTTAGATGCCGTTCAGGGCACCTATAGCCTGACCGGACAGACGCAGGCGCTGCGGGCTGGCCGTGAGATAGATGCCGTACAGGGCACCTATACCCTCTCGGGGCAAGCACAGGCCCTGACGGGCTCTCGCAAGCTAGGGGCCGTACAAGGCACGTACAGCCTTTCTGGGACGACTACGGGCTTACGCCGTGGTTACCCGCTGGTTGCGGTCCAGGGCTCCTACAGCCTCACAGGGCAGGCCCAGGGGCTACGTGCCGCCCGTACCCTGTCTACGGTACAGGGCGCGTACGTTCTGAACGGCCAGACGGCTGCCCTGACCGGGACCCGCCGGCTGGGGGCCGGTCAGGGCAGTTACGGGCTGACCGGGTTTGCGGCCAACCTGTTCGGCCCCTCGGCGGTGATGACGGCCGAGCAGGGGACCTACACCCTAAGCGGTCAGACCGCCGCGCTCTTTACCGCCCGGGTGCTGTCCACCGGACAGGGTTCGTACACCCTGAGTGGACAAGCGCAGGGACTATACGCAAGTCGCGTAGCCGGGCTGGTACAGGGCAGCTACGGACTGACGGGCTTTGCGGCCGGACTGGTCTACGACCAGGCCGACGCGGTGCTCAATCCGGAGACCGGGAGCTACACGCTCACCGGCCAGCCGGTCACGCTTGTCTACACGCCGACCGAGATCCAGACGGGCGGCGGGGGCGGGACCCCGTATTCGCGCCGTCAGTACGAGCGCGATCACAAGCGGCGACGGCGGCCCAAGGGCCGACTGATCGACATCGCGGCGCGGGTCCACGCGGAGCCAGCCACGGTGACGGGGCGCGGGCGGGTCCTGCCGCAGCGCGTGGTCCGCAAGGCGATGCGCATTCCAGCTCCGATCCGGGCCACGCCCGTCAGGGCCATGTCTGCCGCACGCCGTCGACAACGACAGGACGAAGAATTACTCATGGGACTGCTCGATTAAGGGAATTGCATCAATGGCAATGTATGGGCTTTCACTCGCGTCGACCGTCACGACCACCACGGCGGCGTCCTGGGACTGCAAGGCCGGCGCGAACGAATCGATCATCCGGGAATTCGGCGTGGTCAACGGTGCGGCGACCACCTCCAGCTACGGCTACGGGGTCGCGGCCAATGTGCCGGTGCAGACGGGCGGTGTCGCTCTGGTGGGATCTGAGGGCGGGGGCGGGTCCGGAGTCGCGACCTGTGCGGTCGCCTGGTCTACCGCGCCCACCGTGCCAGCGGCGTTTGTTCGCCGCACCTATCTCAAAGCCGAAATAGGGGATGTCAAGATTTTCACCTTCCCGCGCGGGTTCGTCCTGCAAGCGGGAACGTCGTTCGTGCAGTGGAACATCACGGCGAACAGTGCGCTCGTGAGCGTTCACATTCTTTGTGACGAATGAGCCCAGAACACCGCGCCTCGATGGCGGGGCAGATTCTCGAAAACGAAGTTTGGCAGGCAGCGTTTGCCGACCTCGAGCGCGCGCTGATGACGGAATGGGCGACGACCACACCGCCCGCCGCGCAACTGCGCGAGAAACTGTATGACCGATTGCAGGCCCTCAAGGATGTGAAGGGCCAGCTCGAGACGTTTTTTGCAACCGGGGCACTCCGTAAGCGGAACCCCTAATTTGGAGACGACATGGATGTTCCCGCCCCGCAAGGGATAACGGTACGTGATGCAGGTAAGCAGTTCAACGCAGTTCTGAACCCGAAGCCCGACAAGGCCGAGGTCACTCCAGGCGCCGAGAACAAGACCCCCGAATCGCCAGCACCGGCCACGGTTGAGGCTCCCGCCGAAAACCAACCCGCTGACGAGACCCCGATTGCACAAGAGCAGCCGACCTACAAAGTCCGGGTCGATGGCGAAGAACTGGAAGTCCCACTAGACGACCTGCTTCGCGGCTACTCACGCACGTCGGATTACACTCGCAAGACGCAGGCGCTGGCCGAGAGCCGTAAAACGGCCGAGGCCGAGCTGACTGCGGTACGCGAGGAACGGCAGCACTACGCCCAGGCGCTGACAACGCTCAAGGCGCAATTGTCCGCCGAGACGGAACCCGATTGGCAGAAACTCATCAACGAGGACCCAATCGAGTACGTCCGACAGGATGCAATACATCGGCGCCGCAGGGAGAGCCTGGCCGCCGTCGAATCGGAACAGCATCGGCTCGCGGAAATCGCCGCCGCCGATCAGCAGAAGCAACTCACCGCACACATCGAGGAGGAGGAGCGCAAGCTCGTCGCGACCTTGAGCGAGTGGGCGGACCCCAAGAAAGCGAAAGTCGAGCGCGAGCGGGTGATCGAATATGCCCGTGAGATCGGCTTCACCGATGGCGAACTCGCGGGGTTGTACGACCATCGTGCCGTGATTGCACTGCGCGAGGCTTCTCTGTACCGAAAGATGGTGGCCGAGGCGAAGAAGAAGGTCGAGTCCGTCAAGGACGCGCCCAAGACTTCCCGGCCCGGCAACATGCAGACACAAGTCGTGGACAAAGGACTGACTGCCTCACGGGATCGGTTCTATCAATCGCATAACGTCAAGGACGCGGGTGCGTTCATGAACCGCTTGCTGGCACAGAAACCAAAGGGAACTTGAGATGACGCAGCTTGCAACAACCTTTTCCACGTACGGTGCCGTTGACGGCATCAACGAGGAACTGGACCAGATGATTTACTCGATCGATCCGGAGGAGACGCCTTTCGTGTCCTCGATCGGTCGGGGCTCGGTCAGTAACACCTACTACGAGTGGTTGACGGATTCGCTGGCGGCAGCGGTCTCGACCAACTTCCAGATCGAAGGTGACAACTACACGACTCACACGGCGGCGACTGGTCGCGTGCGGCTCGGGAACTTCACCTGTATCTCAAAGAAAGACGTTATCGTGTCGGGCACGCAGCGCGCGGTCGACAACGCGGGCGTCTCGGATGAGCTTGGCTACCAGATCGCCAAGATGGGCAAGGAACTTCGCCTCGACATGGAGAAGATCCTGACGGGCCCGCAGGCGGCCGTGGCCGGCAACGACACGACTGCTCGCGAAACGGCGGGCTTCGAGGCGTTCATCCGCACCAATGACGATCGTGGCGCAACGGGCGTCCAGGCCACACTCTCGGGCACGACCAAGGGGTACCCGAGCGTCGACGTGGTCGATGGCACACAGCGGGCGTTCACCGAAGTCATTCACAAGGCCGTGAATGCGCTGGTGTGGGCGTCGGGCGGCAAAGCCGAGCGGGTCATCGTTGGCCCGGTCAACAAGGCCAAGGCGTCCGCCTTCACGGGCATCGCGGCGCAGAGGCACGAGGTCGGCAACAGCGGTCAGGCCACCATTATGGGGGCCGCCGATGTCTATCTCGGGGACTTCGGCCGGACGTACTTCATCCCGTCGCGCCTCTCGCGCGAGCGGTCTGCTCTGTACGTCGATCCGGCGCACGCGACACTGGTCACGCTGCGTAACTTCCAGATGCTAGACATCGCCAAGACGGGAGACGCCGACAAGGGCGTCCTGATCGTCGAATACGGTCTCAAGATCGATACCGAAAAGGCGCACGGCATCGCCGCCGACCTGACCACGACCTGATCCGGTCTAGCGGAGCAATTGGGGGCGTCCGTTTGGGCGCCCCCTTTCTTTATGAAAAAACTACTGAGCGCCGACGCCGAGATCGGGCGCGAGACTTATTTTCACAGTCAGTTCGATGGCAACAAGCGGCTGTGGATCATCGAATCGAAACAGGACGTGACGCCGTTCATCGAGCGAGCGAAGCGTGAGTACAACGCAAAGGATCGGCATTCGCGATGGGGCGACATGCAAAAGGTGGCAACCATCCCGTTCGTGGTCATGCAGCAGTTAAAGCAGTCGGGGATTTCCGACGATCCGAAGCGGATGAAAGCCTGGTTGAACGACCGCCAGAACCTAATGTTTCGCACCCGACCCGGGCGCGTGTGATCCCGGTTGCAGTGCTGCTGCCCGTTCGGGATCACTGCACGGTGCAGTTCACGACCAGTCTGGCGCTCGCGTGTAGTTACATCGCGAAGCATCAGCCGGACGTGGACCTGCGGGTCTACACGAATAGCGGCACGCTGATTGCCGATCAGCGCATCGCACTCGCGCGCATGGCGCTCGATGACGGGGCGCAGTGGACTGTCTGGCTTGATGACGACATGCGCTTTCCGAAGGACACCATCGAGCGGCTGCTGTCGCATCGGCTGCCGATCGTCGGGGTGAACTACCCGACCCGGCGCTGGCCGGTGATCGAGCCGACCGCGTTCGTCGACGACGAGACGCAGGAGCGGCTTTACACGCTTCACACCTCCGTCGGCCTACAAGCCGTGGCGTCGGCGGGGTTTGGCTGCATCTGCGTACATCAGAGCGTGTACGCAGCCCTGAGCCCGCCGTGGTTTTTCATGCCGTGGGACGAGGAGAAACAGAAGCACGATTGCGGTGAGGACGTGTACTTCTGCCGCAAGGCCCGCAAGGCCGGATTCGACGTGCACATTGACCACGACTTATCCAAGGAAATCTCGCATGTCGGGGTCGTGGAACACAGCTACATCGCGGCCAATGCGCTGCGCCCGAAGATCGATGGACTGAGATCGAAACTGGTTCAGAACCACATCAACGCCATTGTCGAATGAACTACAGCACGCTCAAATCATCGATCGCTGACTTCCTGCTGCGACAGGATCTGACTGCGGTCATCCCGACCTTTATCGAACTGGCCGAGACGGCGCTCAATCGGTCGATACGGCACCGCCGCATGATCGCCCGCGCCACCAACAATTTCGACGAACATTTCCTGGAGCTGCCAGACGATTTCCTGGAAGCCAAGAATGTGCAGATCAATTCCGATCCAGTGGGGACGCTGAAGTACGTCACGCTGGAACACGCGGACCTGCTGCGCAGCAATCGCTATCGCTCGCCGGGCCAGCCGCAGTATTACACCATCGTCGGCAATACCCTCGAGTCGACTCCGATCCCGGACGGCGACTATCAGGTCGAGCTCACCTACTACACGAAGCTCCCGG